TATTGTAAATAAAGCATTAGAAGGTAACTTAGAACTAACGAGAGAAAAAACCGATGGACAAGCATTGGCAATCTCTTGGGTAAATGGTAGATTGGTTGCTGCTAGAAATAAAGGACACTTAAAGAACAAAGGAGCTGGTGCATTGGATATCAATGGGGTAGCAATGAAGTTCGCTGGTAGAGGTGAGTTAGAGAAAGCTTACAACTTCGCAATGAAAGACCTTTCAAAAGCAATCTCCAAACTTTCGGAAAAACAAAGAGAGAAAATATTCAAAGGTGGGGCGTGTTTTATGAATTTGGAAGTAATCTATCCAACTTCTGTTAATGTAATTCCTTACGGACAAGCACTCTTAGTATTCCACGGAACAATGGAGTATAATGAGGATGGTATTGCAATTGGTGAGAATCAAGAAGCAGCTAAAATATTGGCTGGTATGATTAAACAAATCAACGCAGATGTTCAATCCGCTTACACAATCCAAGGCCCACCTGTAACTAAATTACCACAAAGTAAAAACCTATCCTCATTAAAAGGAAAGTATAATTCACAAATCTCAAAACTTCAATCTCAATTTAAGTTGAAGGATAGTGATGGAATCGCAGATTACCATCAAGCTTGGTGGACTGATTTTGTAACTAAGAAATCACCATCAACTTTAGATAACAAAACCTTAATGGGATTGGTTAAGAGATGGGCATTCTACGATAAATCATTTAGATTGGATAGTAAGAATATTTCAGACCCAAAAGTATTAGATTGGGCTCAAGGTATCGATAAAAATGACCACGCTAAAATAGCTAAAGATAACATCAGACCATTTGAAGATATTTTCTTAGGTGTAGGTTCAGATGTACTTTCATTTATGAGTTCAGTACTTACCGCAAATCCTAACTCAGCAGTTAGGGATATGAAGAAACGATTAGACCAAACTATCGCTGATGTTAAGAAAGGTGGAGACCCAAAGAAAGTTGCAAAACTTAAATTGGAGTTGGAAAGATTGAACGCAATCGGTGGTAAAGATAAGATTGTTCCAAACGAAGGAATCGTATTTGTGTATGGTGGAAAAACTTTCAAATTGACCGGAACCTTCGCACCATTGAACCAAATCTTAGGATTATTTTACGAATAGTAGAAAACCCAATACTTATATATATAAGTATATAAAATAGGTTTATGGCTGAAAAGGGATTCAATAGAAAGTTCATGCATCCAACTCGTAGAAAGTTGGCTGATATGGTTTTCACTGGTAAATACGAAAAGAACACTCAAATAGGATTTTCCGATGCAAAAGAAGAAACCAAACGCAATTTTGGTGATATTTGGGAAGATAAGGATGGTAATGTTTGGGAACAAAAAGAGTATGGTAAAGTAAAACAATCTAAACTCAGTAATACAATGGTTGAGGTTAGAAAGTATCTTCAACAATTAAATACTTGCAAAGCAACTGATTGTGATGTAAGTGGAAGGTTCTCTAAATCAGATAAAAAACTCATTTCAAAGACCGGTTATTGTGCTGGTTGTTTGGCTAAGAGAGAACTACAAATCAAACAAGATGGTTTATGGGAAGCATACGAACAATATAGAGTTTACTCCAATATGGCAGCGTATGGAACTGAGGTTTTGGAAAAGTGGAATCAAGCCTTAAATGAAGTTACCAATATTCACGAATACATCAACGATGATGGTTCGATTGAAAAGTGGTCATCAAATGAGGATGTCCAAACTTTGAGAGCACAAATTGAATCCGATATTGAAAATGGTAAGAAGGAACTTACCGAAGTTATTGAAAAAAGAAACGCTGCATATGAATTGTTGAAAGACAAGAATTATGAGTTAGTTACTAAACTTTAATTTTAGAAACAATGAAGGATAATAAGGTTTATTTAATTTTGATTGTTATTTTAGGATTTGTTGGCTACAATATGTTCACAATGAGAGATATTAGAACCAATGTGGAATCCTTCAATCAAAAAATAGATTCTATCCAAAATGATATTGATTCAATTGCGTTAGTAAATTCGGAATTGGATAACAAGATAGAATCGTTACATTCTGAAATTGAACTTATTGATGGTGATATCAGTAGAGTTCAAAATAACATTTATACCATAAAGCAGAATACAGATGAAAAAGTTAATAATGTTGATGTTCTTACTTTTAATGAGCTTGTCGAGTTTTTCTCAAACCGTTACTCAAACAGACTCGATAGTAAGACTGGAAGTTCCGATAGTAAAGCTGGTAATTAAGGATTTAGTTACCTTTGATGGTACTGTTTTGGAATTAACCGAAACAAAACGATTATTGGATTTATCTAATGATAAATTGTTATTGAAGGATGAGGTAATTGTTAACTTAAATACCAAAGTTCAGAATTTGGAAACTATCATCACTAAAAAGGATGAACAATTTAAGTTGGAACGAGAAAAATCAGAACAACTCTTAAAAGAGTTAAAGGGGCAACGAAGAAAAACATTTTTCTATAAAGTGGGAACTTTTATAGGAGCTGGGGCACTTACCCTTTTATTAGTAAGATAATTTATGGCTGAAGCTAAAAAGACATTAAAACAAATTATCGCTGAGGAATATCAGAGGTGTGCAAAAGACCCGATATACTTTATGCGAAAGTATTGTATGATTCAACATCCGGTGAGAGGAAAAATTCCCTTTCACCTTTTTCCGTTTCAAGAAGATACACTTACTCAATTCAAAGACCATCGTTACAACATCGTATTGAAATCTCGCCAAACTGGTATCTCAACACTAACCGCAGGATTCTCTTTGTGGAAAATGTTATTCAATGATGATTACAATGTATTGGTAATTGCAACCAAACAAGAGGTAGCTAAGAACCTTGTAACGAAGGTTAGGGTGATGAACCAATACTTACCTTCTTGGTTAAAGTTAACAACCGTAGAAGATAACAAACTATCTCTGCGATACTCAAATGGTTCACAAATAAAAGCAACTTCAGCAGCTGGAGATGCCGGTCGTTCTGAAGCACTATCCCTTTTAGTATTTGATGAGGCAGCCTTCATTGATAAGATTGAAGAAATTTGGATTTCTGCCCAATCTACTTTATCAACTGGTGGTTCTGCTATCGTACTATCTACGCCAAATGGTGTCGGTAACTTCTTCCACAAAACTTGGGTAGGTTCTGAAGATGGAACTAATGGATTCAATAACATCCGAATTCATTGGAGTGTTCACCCTGAAAGGGAGCAAGCATGGAGAGATGAGCAAGAGGTTCTATTAGGACCGAAAGGAGCAGCGCAGGAATGTGATTGTGATTTCGTTTCTTCGGGTGATTCAGTTATCGACCCACAACTATTACAATTCTACAAAGATACCTATGTGCAAGAACCTGTTGAAAGAGGTGGATTTGATGGTAATCTTTGGAAATGGGAATATCCAAACTATTCAAAATCATATATGGTTGTAGCGGACGTTGCGAGGGGAGATTCTTCCGACTACTCCGCTGCGCATGTAATTGATGTTGAGGATTCATCTCAAGTAGCAGAATATAGAGGTAAGTTGGATACAAAGGATTTTGGAAATTTCTTAGTAGCATTAGCAACCGAATACAATAACGCATTGTTGGTGATTGAAAACGCAAATGTTGGATGGGCAGCTATTCAACAAGTAATCGATAGAAACTATTCTAATCTTTACTATATGAGTAAGGATTTGAAATATGTGGATGTGGAGAATCAATTATCAAACAAATATCGTTCTGAGGATAGAGGAATGGTAGCTGGATTCTCAACAACATCAAGAACCCGACCTTTGATTATTTCGAAGTTGGAAGAATATGTTAGAGAAAAATCTATCACAATCCGTTCAGTAAGAACCATTGATGAGTTGTTCACATTTATTTGGAACAATGGTAGAGCTGAAGCAATGCGAGGTTACAATGATGACCTTACAATGGCATTGGCAATCTCACTTTGGGTAAGAGATACAGCTCTTAGATTAAGACAAGAGGGGATTGATTTAACAAAACAGGCACTTAATGGTATATCTTCATATACTTATACTGGGATATATGGTGGAAACGATATAGATGAAAACCCTTGGCAAATGAAAATTGGAGATTCCGTTGAGGACCTATCAAAATGGTTATAATTTGGAATTATGATATTTATATAGTATAAGTAATTATTTGATTTTACACATGGAAAATTATACTTCTCAACTTTACAAAGAATTTAAGAATATCCACAAAGAGGATATTTTAGAATACGATGTGGAAAATTACTATGACTTAAAAGAATTTGTTGATTTTTTGAATAACTTAAAAGAAGATATCAACGAAGCTGAATATCAAGGTAGAGAAGTAAAACTTAACAAACCTATGAGAGGTGATGTTAAAAAATTCAAAGTTTATGTTAAAAATGAAAAGGGAAATGTTGTGAAGGTAAACTTTGGACATGGTGGTTCTTCTGCTAAAGCAGCGGGAGAAGAAACTATGAGGATTAAGAAAGATAATCCAGACCGAAGAGCAGCATTTAGAGCTAGACATAATTGTGATAGTCCTGGTCCGAGAACCGGAGCAAGATATTGGAGTTGTAAAGCTTGGTAAAAATAAAGGTTATAAAATAAAGAAACAAAATGGCAGAACAACAAAATAGTTCATTCTTTCAGAGACTAACGAAACTCTTCTCCACCCAAGCGGTTGTAACAATCGATGCGGAAGGTAAGAGAAAGATTAAGGATGTCGATGATAGACAGCAGGGTAGTACCAACTTAATGAATTTAAGAGATAGGTACACTAAACTTCAGCGTTCATTCTATGGTGACCAAATGGCAGCCCAATCAATGGCATATCACCAAGTTCGTAGAGAATTATTTAGAGATTACGATGCTATGGATAATGACCCCATTATCTCATCCGCATTAGATATCTACGCTGATGAATCTACTTTGAAAAATGAGTTTGGAGAAGTAGTTCAAATCAAAACACAAAACGAAAGAGTTAAAGAAATCTTAGAAAACCTTTTCTATGATATTCTTAATGTAGAGTTTAACCTTTGGGCATGGACTCGAAATATGGTGAAATATGGTGATTTCTTTTTATCATTAGAAATTCAGCCAGGCAGTGGTATCATTAATGTAAAACCACTTCCAGTTTACGAAACTGAAAGATTGGAGAATACTGATGCAAACAATCCAAACTATGTAAAGTTCAAAGTTAACCATGACCCAAATGGTAAGGGTGAGTATGAGAACTTTGAAATCGTTCACTTCCGTTTATTATCAGATACAAACTTCCTTCCTTATGGTAAGGCAATGATTGAGAATGGTAGAAGAATTTGGAAGCAGGTTTCTTTGATGGAAGATGCGATGTTAATCCATAGAATTATGAGAGCTCCGGATAAAAGAGTTTTCAAAATTGATATTGGTAACATACCACCGCAAGAAGTAGATAACTACATGCAGAAGATTATCAACAAAATGAAGAAAACTCCATTTGTTGACAAGAATACTGGTGATTACAACTTAAAGTATAACATCCAAAACCTAACCGAAGATTTCTTCTTACCTGTTAGAGGTGGTGATAGTGGTACTGAGATTGATTCATTGGGTGGATTACAATACACCGCAATTGAAGATATCGATTACCTAAAGAACAAAATGTTCGCAGCTCTTAAAATTCCAAAAGCATATTTGGGATATGATGAGAATGTAAATGGTAAAGCAACTTTGGCAGCAGAAGATGTTAGATTTGCAAGAACGATTGAAAGAATCCAAAGAACATTAGTATCCGAACTTACTAAACTTGCTGTTGTTCACTTAGCATCACAAGGTATTGAAGGTTCTGATATGGTTGATTTCGAATTGAATTTGGTAAATCCATCTACAATTTATGAACAAGAGAAAGTAAACCTTTGGAGTGAAAAAGTGAGATTGGTTTCTGATATTACTCAATTGAATATGATTTCAAAAGAGTGGGCATATGAGAACATCTTTAATATGAGTAAGGATGAAATCGACCATCAGAAAACAAATCTTATCAATGATATTAAGGATAGATATCGTTATCGTATGATTGAGGATGAGGGTAATGACCCTGCGGTTCAATCAGAACCATCGGATGTTGAGAATGAGTTGGAAGAATTAAAAACCGAACTCAGTAACAAAGGTGGTAGACCAAGAGAGGGTAACACTTATGGTAAAGATAAACACCCATATGGTAGAGACCCATTAGGAGCAAAGGAAAATCAAAAAGCACTTAAAAAAGAAGTTTCATCTGAAAAAATGGCCCATAAATTAGCCAAAGAATATGTAAATGGAATTTCAGCAAAGAAGAGAGTAATTTCTGAAAAGAAGGACTTTTTGAATGATGACAATTTGTTAGACGATTAAAAAATTAATAAATAAAAATAAAGTTATATTTATATACGATAGATTTTCGTATAGGAATATATTATTATAGGATAAAAAAGTAATGAAGAGGGTAAAACATTCAAAATTCAAAAATACGGGTATTCTATTTGAGCTACTTGTGAGGCAAATCACATTGGAGGTCTTAAATGGTGATACTACCGAAAAGGCGAAGAAAATTGTTAAAGAGTTCTTCTCTTCCAGCACGGAATTGAACAAAGAACTTAGACTATATGATTTGCTTATAAAAGAAAGATACAATTCAGAATCAAGAGCTGAGAAATTCATTGATACTGTCAATGAGGCTCATAATAGAATTGACCAAAATAAATTACAAAGAGAGAAGTATAATCTTATCAAAAAGATTAACGAATCATTCAATATGGATGAGTTCTTATCTTCTCCTATTTCGAACTATAAAGTTCTTGCATCTATCTATAAGATTTTTGAATCGAAAAGATATAACGATTATGATGTAAAAGATGTATTCAACTCAAAAATTACCCTCATTGAGAATATCACATCAAAACCATCAACATTGGTAGAAACAAAAGATTCGGCAGATAAAATTGTTGAATCATATAAAAAGCAAGACAAAGATTTAAGATTACTTACCTATAAAATCTTAGTTGAAACTTTCAACAAAAAGTATTCTAATTTAGATGAAAATCAAAAACAACTATTAAAGCAGTATATTAACAATATTACTAATACTACTGGATTTAAGTCTTATGTTGAAAAAGAAATCCCATCTATTGTTGCTGAATTAACTCAAATTCAAAAGCAAATCAAAGATAAAGTAACTAAAATCAAATTATCAGAAACCATTTCTGTATTAAAGAAAACCAAAATTGGTAAGGTGGTATCTGATAACCACGTTTCATCGTTGATGATTTCATACGAACTTATAAAGGAGTTAAAGGAAAAGGTAAATGGAAAGTAAGTTAAAGGAACTTATTGAAGATTTAATTGCTGAGATTGAACAAGAAGATTTGGAAATCGAAGAAGCAACCACTACATCCAATGTAGATGGCTACAATACTCCTAATGCTTTCAAAGATTCGGATGGAACTGATGAAGATGATGAACCTGAAAATGATTTTATAGATAGAATCAATACATCCACTGGTTATAAAAGAGTAGACGAAAATCGTTGGCATGAATTAAGAAAAGATGAATCCTCTCCCAAAGCAAAAATTGGTAAGGGGATTTCGAATGTCAATAGACAACTTTCGGAAATCGAAACATTCCTTAGATGGTATGGTAAGATTAAAAACGAAAGTGGAATCGATAAAGACCAGTATTGGAAAAGAACACAAAAAAACTTATTCAAAATCAGAGAGAGGTTGAATAACATCGTAACATCAATTAGCAAATTATAATTGGGAATTAGAACTATGAGCATTACCAAAGAACAATTGAAGGAAACACTTCGTAACATAATGAAAGAAGAATCTGATTATCAGACATTCTTCAAAGCAGCTTTAGAAAAAGCAGGAAAATCAATTCCATCAATGTCTGATGATGAAAAGAAAGTATTCTTTAATAAGATTGATGCTGCTTGGGATGGTAAAGGTGAGAAGAACGAAGAGTTAACTGGAAACCAACACAAATTGGATATTGATGGTGATGGTGAAATTGAAGCATCTGATTTAGCAGCATTAAGAGCTAAAAAAGATGAATCAGTAACCGAAGGTAAAAAAAGATTTAATACTATGTATGGTGTTGGTAAAT